GTGGAAACCTGTTTACAAAGAGGGGAACTAACTCCCTTAGACTATGGGACTCTGACCTTTCCCTTGTCCTCAGTGGCAATTTTGAACCTTATAGGTGCCAGAAATGACATCTTCGCACCGATACTGTCCATGATTGCCTCATACTATCAGGCTCTTTCCAGAATGATTATTGACCAGTGCGTGCAGTTAAACCAGACGATAAAGCTAGGACGGCCGGGGAACTACAACACATACAGTCCAAGCGATTTTGCCGGTGAGTATTCAATCAACTATCACTTCTTCCTGATAACGAAGGAACAAACGGCTGCCGATGCAACTTTGGCTAAATCTCTGCGTGGGGTAGTACCTGATGATTACATTCTGCGAGAAATAATCAAAGTGCAAAACCCCGATGGTATGCTTTTCGACCTTAAATCTCAACAGGCAGAAGATACAGATGAGGTTTTGTTCCTCTTTGATAGGGGGCTTAGCTTTTTGCGTCAAGCAGAAGAGAAGACTGGTATTGAGAAGGAAATAGGGCAGCTAAAAGCTAAGACTCTAATGCAACGAATAAAGACTATTCTGAGGCAAAGACAGGCTCTAGGGCAGTTAAGCCCAATCGAGGGTAAGAGGGAAAAGGTAGAAGCAGAAGAGTTATTGCCACTTTTAGATAAAGGTGGAGGTGGGGCTAAGGGAACACCGAGAGAGCCAGCCGAGGAGACTGAGATATGACAACCAAATATGGCATTAAAGAATTTATTGAGGAGTATAGGGAGGCTCTAGAAGAACAGCCAGCACAGGCTAAACCGCAAGGAGGGCCTAATTTACTTAAAATGATACGGGCAAAGAAGGAGCAAGGTAAGACGTAATGGCCATTGACCTAAACGCTAAGAGCTTACTTCAGCAATACGGGCAGACCAAGCAGCTAGAGATTGAACGTCTTTTGTCTCAATACGGGACTTCTCTCAAAGAGACGCGGGAAATGTATCCCCAGCTTCTAGGTGCTATAGAGCAAAGAAGGCTGGCGACTACCTTCCCTACCCAAGAGCTTTTCTTTACTTCAACTGAAGTAGCTCAGATGGGATTATCACTTCAAGAAGGCTGGATGCTGAAGTTTACTCCGAGTGAGACAGGCTATGGCATCAGCTTTATTACCCCTCAGAAGTGGGAGATCACGGAGGGTGGAGCTTACATCTCACCTGAAGGTGCTGAGTATAGCCAGGCCGACCTAGAGGCTCTTTTAAGTGTGCCAATGGGGGGCTTGGAAACTACTATGCGACCATTAACGGTAGAGGACTTGACTGAAGAGGGGAAGTCTTTGTATCAGGAGTATCAAGTTGGCGGTGGAGAGCTTGGTGTTGCAGACTGGATAAATTTAAGAGAAAGACAGCAGCTTGAAACTGAAGAGGTATTTGGCGCCGTCTTTCCCGAGCAGGATATACAAGAGGTTTTGGATTATATGCGGGAGGATCCTGAAGGCTTCGTTGCTGATATACGAGAGATTGGACCGACTGAGGACATGGTGGCATTTCTCAAGTCTCTTGAGTTTGAGGATGAGCAAGGGAATACAATACATCTAACCGATGAAGAGATAGAGGGGTTATTTGGCGCTCCGGTGCCGGAGTATGTTCCTGAAAGCTGGGCAAAGGATTATCTTTGGGACCCATTTATTGCTGGTGGAGTGGGCATTTGGCAAGGCATTGAAACACTCTTATTTACTCATCCTCCGTCTCCACCCTCAAAAGAAGTTCCCTTCCCTTGGGCTACAAAAACAACTGCAATAGAACCAGGACAGGAGTACGAGGTTGCACAATCGCTATATGAGTATGGGCTACAAAATACGATAAAGGGATACTTGCGAAGAAGGGCAGAAAACGATGCGTATTGGGCTAGTCATCCTGAGCTAATACCGAATCCTAAGTATCTGGAAAGCCCCTTTGATAATCCTAGCCTACTTAAAGACCCTGGCTATTGGGCTTACACCATCACTAACAGTCTAGCTTATACACTCGCTGTTATGGGGACTATTGTAGGAGTATCGGCTGTAGCTACTCCTTGGGTTGGGATTCCTGCGGGATTGTTAGTCGCTGGTATGCCTGAAGCGGGCAATATGATTGATGAGCTGGTGGATATGGGTGTGCCAATCGAGCAAGTTCGCACACCTGCTACTCTTTATGGGCTTGCTGTCGGCGGCATTGAAACAGTCTCAGACTTGCCATTTATCGGGCTTCTATTCAAGCCAATCGCTCAAGTAACGAAGCCGATGTGGAATACAATCTTTAAGGGAGTGGCAAGCCGACTAGCCAAGAGTGTATTGACAGGAGTTATCGTAACGCAAATCGAGGGGGTTGAGGAGTCGTTTACTCAAGTAGTCCACAACGCTATTCTAAAGCATTATGACGAAACACAATCTATTTTAGAGGGTGTGAGCCATGCCTATATTCAAGGCGTAATAGCTTCAACACCATTCGGTGCTATTGGTGGTGGCGCTTCCTACAGAACATTCAGGGCCAACTTATCAAGGGAAACAGGTGCGAAATATGATGGGTTGATAGAGGATTTTAAGGATGCTGGACTCACTGAGCAACAAGCTCAAGTCCAGGCTGCCAATGAACTAGCTAGGACTCCCGAAGGTGAAGCGGAACTCTCTAAGGCTATTGAGGCAGCACAAGATGAATACTGGGCAGAGCATGGGCCAGCGCCACAGCCTGTCATACCTGAGTTATCCGAGGCCATTCTTCAGGATATAGAAGTAACTAACGAGCTTGCCAAGAAGGGCTTACCTGAAGTTACAAGGGTATCTCCTACTTATGAGAATTTGGCTGAGGGTCAAGTTCTCATTGACGAAGCAGGTGACAGGTGGTTAATTACTGGCATCAAAAAAGAGGGTGTTCCTGCAAAGTGGGCATATACAATAAAAGGTGAAGCCATAGATTTGACTAGAACAAGACCTCTAGGAGAGATAGAGAGATATTATAAGATAGAACAACGGGCAATCCCCAAAGCCGAAGCTGTGCCTGAAGTTATTGCTCCGTTCAAAATGGGGGATAGAGTAATTTACAAGGGTGAAGAGTGGGAAGTAGGCTTTGTGAATAAGGCAAAGTTTGCCGGCACTTTAAGGTTACAAAAGGGACCAGAGGCGGGAGCGGAATCGGTAAATTACATATATCCTGAGCAAGTTACTAGAATCCCCAAAACTGAGGTAGGTATGCCCGAAGCTGGGCTTCAGCCTTCCATGCTAGAAGAAGTGCCAGCAAGGGAAGTAAGACCTGAAGCCAGAGGCAAACTTGTCCAGTCTCGTATGGACGATTATCTGAGGCTCAGGGAATATAACGCTAAGGCTGCTACGGACAGAATCAGCGAGATTAAAAAGATACTAGAAGTTAAGGGGAGAACACCGAAGGGGGAAGCTTCCAAAGGTAATCTAAGGTTAGAACTTGCGAGGCTTGAGGCATTAAGGGAGCTTGAAGTGGTAGAGACTGTCGAGGAGCTTGACCACTTAATAAAGCAAGTAGGTGAGGAACTTGGGCTTCGTGAAATGCCGTATCAAGGTTATGGTGGCAAGGCACACATAGACCTTCTCAGAAGTCCTACCCATCGCTTATTCAAAGGCTATACCAGCAGGCAGCTTGAGGAAATGCTGAAGGTTTATCAAGAGGCCAGGCAAACTATGTCTCCTGAGATTCCTGCGACTTCTGTTATTAAAGCCGGGGATATACCGACTGATATACCCGCTTTAACCAGCACTCAGCTTACCGCAAAGCAGATAGAGAAAACGATAGACCTTTTCAAAGAGTCTGTTATAGCCCCTGGTACCGATCAACAGAGGGCAGCAGCACTCGAACTCAGAAAACACGTCTTTGCACAAAGAGCAAGGGCAGCCAGTGAAAGTGCTGAGGCTATGATAGCGGAAGGGATGAATCCCGAAGAGGCTATCAAGATGGCCGAGCAGCAATTTATGACCGGTAAGCTACCCGATGTTACCACCGATTACTTCAACGACTTGACTCAGGAGATGCGGAATGTCCTCTTTGCCAAAGTCTATAACTATTGGAGGGATAAGAGCTGGACTGAGCTTATATCTACCTTTGAGGCTCTTACCAATGCCCTTGCCGGAAGGTCTATACCAAGGGTGAAGGGTATAGGAACTAAATACTTCCCGGAGGGCGGTTCGGCATGGGATAGGTTGACAAGGGTATTTGTCGGGGATATGGAGCTGTTAGAGACACTTGACCAGGGCAAAACGCTGTCAAGCATAATCGAGGGAGTATATCTTCAAGCTGGGCGTGGGAGCGTCCCACTTAACCAAGATACGGTCAACTGGCTAAAAAGCCTTTCTGAGATTAGCGAAGATGACAGGGTGATGCTGGAGAAGCCGTTGTCGGAGATTACCGAAAGTGATGTCCGGCGTGTTGCCCAAAGCTGGTTTTACCAGCGAAGGCAGGAGCTTCAAACACTCCTGAAAGATAATGTTATCACAGAGCAGGAGTATAAAATTGAGCTGGCGATTGCTAAAGATAAGGTGTTTCCGTATAGACCAATCGAGCCTGCGGCCGCTTATCCAGCAAAAGCATTTGGCGAACCAAGACTAGGTGAGGAGTATGTCCCACCGGCAGTCTTACCAGAGGCAAGGACAAAAGAGGAGCTTAAACTTAGGCGAGAGGCTATGGAGGCTGAGGCAAGATTGGCAGAAGCCAAAGCTAAACAAGCCGGAGTGCCATTCCAACCGGTTATTGCTTCTTACGAGACTGAAACCTTTGATCAGGTGCCTCTACTTACCTTGAGGGAGAAGGGAGCGATTATTAGAACTCTCAAAAGTATTGGAATGTCAATTATTGATATTGGTAATTTTGTCAGAGCTAATAAAGCGTCATTCGACTTCTCCTTCTGGAGACAGGCTAAGGTATTGGCAGGTGGTCATCCCATTAAGTTTTATCATGCAAACATTGAAGCATGGAAGGCTTTATGGAGTCAGGCATCTGCCGAGGCTAATTGGGTTAGAATAACAAAGCATCCGTTCTATCAATACTATTTGGATGCAGTTGCTAAGGGTGGAACAGACTTTCTCAGGCCACTAGACCTACCAAAAGGCACATCTCAATGGAAAGGTGTTGAGGAATTTGGTTATTTGACAGGGGAGAGGGCTATACCGAGATTTACGGCTAAAATCCCCTGGATTAAAGTATCATCCCGTTCTTTTGTTGTTGGGTGTAATGATATAACCTGGAATGTTTTTGTGGATTTAGTGAAGGATTCACAAAGGTATGGCGACAAAATAGCATCTGGAGAAATCATCTTACCAGAGGGCGAAGGCTTTAGCCTGATGGATGATGTTATTTTATACACAAAAGAAATAGGCGACTTGGCGCAAAGAGCCAGTCTAGGCAAGGCTGCTCCGTTAGCGCCAGCATTAAGCTCTATGTTCTTTGCCCCTCGTTCAAAATTGGGTAGGTTACTAGCTCCTCGCCATCTTGTATCCTCTAATCCCAGGGTAAGGAAAGAGGCATGGCGAAACTTCGTGGGATTTATTGGTGGAATGAGCAGTCTAGTCATGCTAGGCTACTGGCTGGGATTATGGGACGTTGAGCGGGACCCTCGCAATGCCGAGTTTATGAGCATTAGAATCGGCAATATGAGGATAGACCCCTGGGCTGGGTATCGGCAGTTCCTAGTTCTATACACACGCCTGATTTCAGGAACGGGTGTATCTTCAGTCACCGGGCAGGAATACGAGATAAACCCAATAGGGACTCTAACCACCTTTTTTAGAAGCTCACTGTCTCCGCTTTCAAGCATCATATTAGATTTCTGGACTGGTAAGAATTTCTTGGGAGAAGAGCTTGATATAGCCGATCCTGAGCAATGGATGGATAGGATAGCGCCTTTTGCTATACAAGATGTGTGGGAGGCGTTTCGGGATGACTGGCTGAATGGGTTGATTTCAATTATACCAGCTATAGTGGGTGAGGGTGTGCAAACATACACAGGAGACTGGGTAGAGGACTGGGCAAAGCTAGGACTTCCCAAGTATCCTGAAAACACCGGGTATGGTATTGACGAACCAGTTTACGATTTAGCTGACTTCTGGGCAGACACATCATCAAGATTAAGAGGCGTTGATCCTGCAACACTTACAGAATCTAAAGGCTATCCCGAATATGTGAGGTCAATCGCTCAGGCATTACAGGTTATTGAGGAGGTAGGGCTATTACCGAATAAGCGCCTGACTTCTATCAACGCCGATCCAGAGGAAGGTGCAACTTTCAAGGATTATTACCAGATGTGGCAGGACCGGCAGAAGATTGTCGCTTCCGGCGATGAAGAGGCACTCGAAGCCTTTGATGCAGACGAGAGGACGCGGAACGCTTATCTGGGGAACATATCACAGGCTCAATATGCCTTGCTAATGGAATATCACTCATTACCACAGTCGGAGCAGGCTGAGTTCTTAGGTGAGCATCCTGAGATTTATGCTGATCCTCGCGATGAATGGCTAAGAACTCATCCTGAAGAAAACGCATTACTAGCCTTGTGGGGCAAGTCAAAGATTTACAGTGAGGATGCGTTGAGTAAAGTATCATCCCTGGCCAAGTCTCTAGGCATCCCTGAAAATGCCATGATAGAGCGAGACCTAGATGTTGTGGCACAACTAAGGTTACAGCACAAGGGGTTGTTTGACCTGCTAGATGCTTATAGTGGGCTAGATGACGAAATAAAAGACAATGAAGGCTTGACAGCCAGGGACAGGGCTATTCAGGAATTATACGAAGATAATCCCGGTTTCAGGGATGACCAGAGAAGAATTGAGGCTTTGAGCCAGGGAACGGAGGATGAACCAACACCCGAAGATATTGTGGAGGCATGGGTTGAAAGAGGCGTAATCGTTGACGAGTATGGAGCGAGTAGTGCAGAGGCTAAACTTTGGCTACTTGATAATAAAGAGGCTCACCAGTGGGCATTGGGCGAGGCTTTACTAACCGATGATGGCACGGACTGGAAAGAGCCTATTCTGAGGCTTCTGGTGCAGTATAGGGATGATTTTGACTTACATGAGGCTTATGGAGACATAAGCTCTGATAGCTATATTGAAGATGATGATCAGAGGGCAGATGCTAGGCACAGGTTATTGTTTGACGAAAACGAGAACATGACCAGCTTCGGCAAGGCATATTATACCCGGGAAGCATCAAGCCGGGGTTATTCTGAAAGTAACTGGCCTGCCTTTGTTGAGTATTCAAATCTTCCGATATGGGGGAGTTGGCGAGAGAGATTCCTTCTGGATAACCTCAGTTTCTACAAAGAATATACAAATGAGGAGATTGGGAATCATCCGCTTATAGATACCTCAAAGATTAAACCTCTGGCCAGGGACAAGGTTTACCTGCAATTTCACGATGAGTTTCAGGCTTGGGATGAGACAGGTGGCATGGCCCCGAAAACAATCGAGAATATGAGGGCGGAGCTTGACGATATTGAAAGGGGAGGCATGACCTTCATGGAAGCCCGATATAGAGTTCAAGCCTACGATGTGGGTGTGCCTGAGAAATATATTAACCTCTATGTGGAGTATTACGAACTACCTACTGCTGGGTATGAGCAAGAGTGGTTCTTTATGGACCATGTAGATTACTACCGTGATGTCTGGCTGGGAGTGCTAGAAAATCAGCCAAAGGACTTCTATAAAGTGCCGACAAGAGAGGTTTGGAATCTCTACCAGGCATATCAGAGCTTACCATCTGGTGGGCCAAGATTGGACTTCAGGGCCAAGCATCCCGAGCTGGATGCGTGGCTAGTTTTGAAGTTTGGTTATAAACCTATTGAGGGTAGAGGGAGCGCGGGTGCAGAACCTACTCCCTGGGAAGAGTTAGCGAAAGTGGAGCAATTCCAAGAACTTTTCGGCTAATGACCATCATAGAAGTCTCCGAATCCTGGCTCTGGAAGTGGCCCGTAGAAAACGAAATAGAGCGTAACCAATATCCAGACTATAAAGATAATAAGTAACCACTTCCCAGATATTTGAGACTTCATAATTTCAGTTTATCACTGAGAGGAAATTTGTCAAGCATTAAATAAGGGTCGAAGGGCTGGCTACTTGCCATTAAAAGTAGCGAAACACGAGTCCCGATTTAATCGGGATATTTTTATTTAAGGAGGTAACAAAATGGACGGACCAGAGGAACGCGAGGACGCATCGAAGACTGCGCTTGGAGAGACTTCTCGCGAGACAAAGGAAACTTCAAAAAAAGAAGCCAAGACTTACACAGAGTCAGAGGTTAAACAGCGGGAGAGCGATGTCCTCGCTGCTGCCGGCAGGGAAGCCAAGACACTAGCCGACAAGGAAGCTGATCTTAATGCCAGACAGGAAGCTATCAATGCAAAAGAAACTAAGATAGACGAACAGGAAAGACAAAGAGACGCAGCCGAATTTGAGGCAGCTAGGGGTGATCCCAACCTGATGAAAGTGTATCAGGACAAACAATCTCAAAAGAGGGAATCAGCCGGCATAGAGGCTCAAAAAGCCGATATTAAGAGGCAGCAGGCAGAGATTGACCGCTCAAAGGCTGAACATGAGGCAGAGATTAGGGCAGCGCGGGACACTATGATGGAAATTAAAATCTTTGAAATCGCAACGAAATACAAGGTGGACCCCGTAGCTCTAAAGAACCTTAATCTGCCGACTGTTGAGCAAATAGAGGAAGTGGCAAAAGTGATGCCGAAACTACCACCGAAAGGTGAAGGTGAACCCACTGAACCACCCACTCCTGATTCTAATGTGACATCTGGCGGGCAAGGTGAACCTACACCAGAGCAGCTAGAGAAGATGACTATGGGCCAATATGCTGCTTATGTAGCGAAACGAGACGCGAAAAAGTAAAGGTCACTTTGCCATTACCTTAAAACAGAATCCAAGGAGGACAAAATGGCAACAACTTTTATTACTCCAACCATTGTAGCGAAGGAAGCTATTATGGCTCTGGAAAACAACATGGTATTTGGTGGACTTGTTCACCGGGCATACTCCAATGAGTTCAAGAAGGTTGGCGACACTATCCTCATTCGGAAACCGCATGAGTTCAGCACTGTTCACGACTTTGCTAGTGCAAGTTCCGGCACGGTAACTGCACAAACCGTTGTTGAGTCCAGTGTTCCGGTAGTAATGGACAAGCTCAACGACATAACCTTCCCTATTACCTCAAAGGAACTATCGTTGGATGTTAAGAGCTTTTCCGAGCAGTGTATCGCACCAGCAATGAGGGCACACGCACAAGAAATAGACTACCAGCTTGCAAACATGATGGTGGATATTGCTGCTCACTACCCGGTCAGTGCTACTCCGGTAGTAGGGGATGTCGCTGGTGTGAGGACACAACTGAATCTGAACAAGGTTCCGTTTGCGGACCGCTCTGTAGTGATGCACCCCGAGTCTGAGCAAGCCTACATCGTCCTCGATGCCTTCCTGCACGCTGAAAAGCGCGGAGATACAAGGGCATTGAAGGAAGCCAGCATGGGTCGTGTGTTTGGTATGGACTGGTATATGGACCAGAACATTCGCACACACTCTTGCGATGCAGCTACCGCTGCCGGCTCAATGGCTGCTGCCTGCACAGCAGGGGCTACTCAGGGATCAGTCCAAGGTAGTGCCTGCAAAGGTATTGCAACCGCAGGCTCAATCACGGCGAAAGTCGGCGATGTATTCAAGATTGCTGGTGAACTGAAGGACAAGGGTCATCTTATTACTACCGCATCATCCGCAGCCAGCAATGGCACATTGGTTGTCAACTTTGCCCCGGCGATTCAAACAGGTGGCGTTGCTAGTGCAGCCGTTTTCACATGGCAGTTAAGCCACAAGGCTAACATTGCCTTCCACAAGAACGCCTTTGCACTGGTGACAGCACCACTGGAACCGCCTATGGGTGGAGCTAGGGGCGATGTAGTGAACTACAAGGGTATATCCTGCCGGGTGGTCTATGGGTATGATCAGCTTCACAAGGAAAACGACATATCTATTGACATCCTGTATGGTCTCAAGACCCTTGATAGGGAGCTTGCCTGTCGCCTGTGCGACGCAAGATAAGTCTAAGGGGGGAGGGTTTGAACTCTCCCCCTTCCCCTTTAGGGGGAAACGGAGGTTTATGAAAATACTCTGGCAATCGGTCAGTCCATTTGCCCCTTCTGGTTACGGGACAATGACTGGCGTTTGGGTCCCGCACCTTAAAAAAATGGGACACGAAATAGGTATCTACGCTTATTATGGAGTAGCGGGTGCCAAGATGGAGTGGGGGGATATTCCCATTTATCCCAATAATGACCATGACTACGGGTTGACACAGCACTTTTTGTATTACGAGGACTTTAAGCCTGACCTATTGATTAGCTTAACCGATATATGGGTTCTACGAGGAATGGACCCGAGGGTAAAGTGGGTTCCCTGGATTCCGATTGACCATGACCCAATACCACCGGCAGTTCTTGGGAGTCTCGGGCAGATAGCTTTTGTTAAGGCTATTGCAATGTCAAAATTCGGACAGGCTGAGCTTACAAAGCATGGGATACCCTGTTATTACATCCCGTTAAGTGTGAACACTCAGCTATTCAGCCCAAGAGCAGACTTGAGAAAGGCATCAAGGGAAGTGGCTGGATGGACTGATAAATTTGTTATCGGCACTGTTGCTGTGAACTGCCCTCGCAAAAACTTTGAGGCATCAATGATGGCAGTCAAGAAATTCGCTGCTAATCATAAGGATGTTATCTACTACATGCACACCAAGCCGGGAGACGCTGGGGGTTTTAATCTAAATGCTGAGCGGATAGCGCTGGGTATTAAGGATATTACTCTCTTCCCACCACCTACGGAGATGGAGGTAGGGATTCCCCGCGAGATTATGGTTCAGATGTATAACAGCCTGGATGTGTTTCTACTGCCGAGTAAAGGTGAAGGTTTCGGCTTACCGATAGTGGAAGCACAAGCCTGTGGTGTTCCGGTGATAGTTAGCGACAATACCTCAATGCCTGAACTTTTGGGTGGTGGCTGGCTTCTCAAAGAAAAAAGATTGGAATGGACGGGGCAGGAGTCGTGGAATTTTAACTGCTCCATTGATGAAATAGTGGAATACCTTGAGCAAGCCTACAAAGCCAAGAAGAACGGCTCTATTGAGGAGATACAGTCTAAGGCAAGGGCAAAGGCACTGGATTACTCTGAGGACAAAGTATTAGCAATGTGGCCTCCCGTACTGAAAGACATTGAGAAACGAATTAAGGAGCCTAAGAACTGCGAGGGGCAAGTGCCTTGGAAGCTGTATTTTATACCCAGGGAATGTTCCCCGGCAAAGGTGCTGGATATTGGTTGCGGTGTAAACCAGCCATACCGGGATGCCCTAGAGCCTTTGGGTGAATATGTGGGGATTGATATTAAGAACGGCCCCAAAGTTAAGCACATGGACGCTCACCATTTAACTTTCAAGGATAAGGAGTTTGGCTTTGTCTGGATGAGCGAGCTACTAGAGCACGTTGATAATCCCAAGCAAGTTATTGCAGAGGCAAAGCGAGTTGGTGTTCATGGCATCTGTCTATTCAGCACATCGGCTGGTCCCGAATGTTTTGATGCTGACCCTGAACACAGGGAAGTTAAGGACATTGATTATGTGACTATCGCAGCAGGAGATGGGCTAATTTCATGGTGAAGAAAAAGGCTTTAATAACTGGCATATCTGGGCAGGACGGCTCTTATCTATCAGAACTTTTGCTCAGTAAGGGATACGAGGTTCATGGGCTTATCAGGAGAACAGCTTTATATCCTGAGAGCCTGAAGAACATAGAGCATGCCCAAGATAAACTGAACTTACATTACGGGGATTTGGCTACTGAAAACCATTTATCGGCTCTGCTATCAGAACTTCAGCCAGAGGAAGTTTATAACCTAGCATCACAATCAGATGTCAGAATCAGCTTTGATATTCCTGAATACACTGGGGACATAACCGGGCTTGGCGTGTTGAGGCTTGTTGAAGCCATAAGGAAGTTTAGTCCCAAAAGCAAGTTTTATCAGGCCAGCTCCAGTGAGATGTTTGGTAATGGCTCACCGCCCCAGAACGAAGATACACCGATGCACCCCCGAAGCCCTTATGGGGCAGCCAAACTTTACGGCTATAACATAACCAGAATTTACCGCAATAGTTACAACCTCTTTTGTTGCAACGGCATCTTATTTAATCACGAATCCGAAAGAAGGGGCAAAAACTTTGTGACCCGCAAGATCACTGAGGCGTTGCCACGAATCTTAGCTGGGGAACAGGAGATTCTTTATTTGGGAAACCTGGATGCCAAGAGGGATTGGGGATACGCACCTGATTACTGCGAGGCAATGTGGCTGATGATGCAGCAGGATACACCCAACGATTTTGTCATTGGCACTGGCAAGGCTTATTCAGTAAGAGATTTTCTTGATTTTGCTTTTAGTTATGTTGGTTTGAAATGGCAGGAGTATGTTGAGATAAACCCCGATTTCTTTAGGCCAGCAGAAGTTAATTACCTGTTGGCTGATGCCAGCAAAGCGAAGAAGGTTCTGGGATGGGAAGCAAAAACATCATTTAACGAGCTAGTTCAAATAATGGTCGAGTTTGAACTAAGAAGCCGAGAGAAAGATGGAGGCTAAATATGCCTACAAGTGAGAATCAACGAACACTCGCATGTATAGCCCTTGCTATGAAGCGAGGCGAAACGCCCAGGTCATATTCGGCCCAAGCAGCGAAGATGGCAGATTCAATGACCGAAGAGAAGTTAAGGGAGTGGTGCAAGGGACCAATCGAAAAGGAATAAACAATGGCTAAAACATTTTCTGCAATTCGACACACAGTAAGGCAATTTTTACGAGATGAGTTCAAGGCTACCGAAACCGACTTTGCCAATGATGAGCTAGATTTGCATATCAATGAAGTCCTAGTAGAAATCTCCCAGGCGAACCCTTACATAGTCGAAGAGACTTTAGAGAGCGATGGCACAAGGAAACTGGACATAAGTGAGATAACTGACTTGCTAGAGGTGGAAAAGGCGGAATATCCCACAGGGAACGACCCTCCAGATTACCGAAATGTCAGTGTCATGGGCAATACTCTGAGAATTGATATTACTACCGCACCGACTTCAGGTGATGATGTTTATTTAATTTGCCACAAAGTCCACCAGTTGACCGAATCCGCATCTACATTGAACTCGGCATTGGAGAAAGTCTTGGTAGAAGGCGTTGTGGCTAAGTCTGCCCTGGCGTGGTGTAACCGGATGCGCTCTCAGATAGTGCCAGCTTCTAGCAGGTGGTATCAGAACTGGGCAAACAATCAATACATTATTTATCAAAACAGTCTCCGGGGGATAACCCCATCAAAAGCGTGGAAATTTTACCCGAGAGGTTAAGGAATGGCAAAGGCAATAGGCAGACAGGAACAAAAGGTTATCGGAGAAACCGAAATCAAGGATAAGAGCGGGAATTTATTAGTTCGCTTTAGCTCCGAAGATAACGAGGGTCTCTGGGGACAGTTATACGAAGCTGAGCGGATCCGTTTTGCGATGCGAAATCGCGGAAAAACAATACCCGAATATCTCAGGACAGGGAAGCACCCTGCCCATCTAAAAAGAACGGCTATTTGGTTAGCCGTAAGAAATCTATTAAGGAGGTAAAAATGGCAGAAAGAGCAATCCCTACAGCAAAACTATTCCAAAGTGTGAGCAAACTACTCAAAGGTGATGACCCAGCTAAATTTACTCATCTGAGCTTGTGCGGTGAGGCTATGGGTTCATTCGATGTGGACACCACTGACTTTGCTGACGAGCTGACCCGACAGGCAGTTACGCCGACACTGGAGACCGTCACCAAGACTGATGACACGATAGTAATGTCAAAATCGGCTTGGGAGCCTGGGGCTGACACCATCTATGGTGCTGGCATATTTACAGGCGCGGCCGATGCTACGCTACAGGCTTTCCATGAGTGGGCTACCTCGATTACATTTGAGGCTGGCGACACTGTAACCCAGACCATCAAAGTTCAATCTAAGCAAGGGAGCTAATGCCCTACTACACGATAACGACTGAAGCCCATGAACTTAGCACTTCATATCTCAACGCCAGAAAGTTAGTTAGAACCACTGGGGTCTTACACGCCGTTTATCATAGGGATGATGAATCTTACAAATCTCAGATATACCACGCCTATTCATCTGATGGTGGTGAAACCTGGACAGAGGAAGCATTAACCTCTGGGATTTACGCCCAGGTTGAGCCGTCCATCGCAATAGATAGCGAGGATAACCTTCATGTAGTTTGGACTGGGCAACACTCTGGATCTACTAGCTGTCTCCAAGTCAGATACAGAAAATACGATGGCTCTTGGGGTAGTATATCTAACCTGACATCTGAAAGCTATCAACGGCACCAGAGGTATCCAGCCATCGCTATTGACAGCAATGATAATCTTCACATTGTTTGGCATGGCAAGCACTCTGACTCCACGACTTATGACCAAATCAGATACATCAAATACACGACTTCTTGGGGCTCAATAACTAATCTAACCTCTGCGAGTTACGATAACTATGAACCGTCCATTGCCATAGACGGCAACAATTATGTTCATGTGGTATGGAAGGGCGACAGCACCGAATACAGGAAGTTTACTACCTCCTGGCAGGATATCGTTAAACTGGATGATTCAGAATTGGGTGGAGATTGCCCCTGCATTGCGGTTGACGGCAATGATTATGTTCATGTCGTCTGGTATGGCTATCATTCAGGCTCTACCAGCTACTCTCAAATCAGGTATAGGAAATACACCGATTCTTGGCAGACCATAGAGAACCTGACTTCAGGAGTTTATGACCAATACGAGCCATCAATAGCGGTTGATTCTAATAATTACCTTCATGTCGTCTGGTATGGGGAAACTCCCGAGAACCCGCTCGGCTACTGGCAAGTAAGGCATATTAAATACACTGATTCCTGGGGAAGCGTAGAGGACTTAACTTCAGGAGATACTGTCAAGTATTATCCCAATTTACTTTGTGCGCGGCATCCAAGCGACAGGGGTAGAACTAAGACAGGCTTTGCCTTCATCTTTGTAGATGATACTACTCTGAAATACTATGCCAGTGCTGATTTAGCATGGGGGCAACACTATGACCGCTCAGGCACAGCCTCACTGGGTTTAGTAGGAGCTGGCACACGACCTGTAAGCTGTGTAAGAAGCAATACAGGTTTACTAGGTTTGCTTGCTACAGCTACTAGAAGTTGGGCTTCGAGCAGAGAGGATACTGGACTCCTAGGATTAAAAGCAACGGCTAGTAGAATAATAACTCCTGTCAGAGCACAAACGGCTCTACTCGGATTGAAAGCGACAGCATCACAAGCTGTTGATTATGCGGCTAAAACAGGAACGGCATTACTGGGACTAAAAGCTACGGGTTCAAGAACAATAGCCTTGGGCCGTGCTAAGACGGTATTACTGGGACTAAAAGCTATTGGCACAATGTCCACTTTAGGACATTACGTTAAGGAAGGTGTTGTCTATCTAGGGTTAGCAGTTACAGGCACAAGGTCAATCGTTCTAGCTAGAGCGAATACGGCTTTATTGGGCTTGAAGGCGACAGCGACAAAGGCAATAACTTTAACAAGATTAGACACGGCATTATTGGGACTGAAAACAACGGGTATTCTAATCCTACCATATATTCGCACTGGCACAGTTTATTTAGGATTGCAAATTACCGCCAGTCGGAGTATTGCCCTTACCAGATTAAATACCGCACTACTGGGACTGAAAGCTGTTGCAACAAGAAGTTTAGTATTATCCAGAGCCAAAACCGCTCTATTAGGCCTCAAAGTTATTGGTATTTTAGGTGCTCCAGGCAGAGCATTAAAATTGATAATCGTTACCACCCAGAACCGCAAGTTGAACGTAATCACCAGCTTATACCGCAAGATAAAGGTTTTAACAGAGTGAGCAAGGAGTGAATAATGGCTTTCTTAAAACTTAAAAATCGTGCAGCCTCAACATTGGCTAGTGGCGTTTCAGACTCGGATACTTCATGGACTGTCGCCACAGGCGAAGGTGCGAGGTTTCCATCTTCAGGCGACTTTCATGTTACCTGCGAAGACGAAATAGTTAAATGCACATCACGAAGCAGTGATGTCCTCACAGTTACCAGAGCACAGGAGGGAACGGGTGCTGCTGCTCATACATCTGGGAAGGCAGTGGAGTTGAGGATTACGGCAGGAGTGCTTGATGGCAGAACTACATGGACAGCAGATAAATTGCTTAAGGGTGGTGGTGCTGGTGTTGCACCAGTTGAGACTCTTCTTACTGCCGACCTCTGTGAGGAGGACTTGTTAGGTTCACTCTATAAAGTGTCTAGTGCGGTGATGATTCCAACGAATGCAGGGTGGACTCAAAAACAAGCTGAAAGTGGGGCATCGGATATGAACCCCACTAGGATATGGGTAAACACTGGTGCAACAGCTAATAGTTGGGCATCTATATCTGCTGCTCTGTCTGGTTTTAATTTGGGTGGTGAATATATGAAGTTCGACTGGGATAAGAAACTTTATTTAGTATTCACTGTTGGAAGATATGACACCGATGCTGAAGTTGAAGCGTGGTTGCAGTTGCGTTACGAATCAGGCGATTCAGTAGCAGAAGATATAGATGAAATGGGTCTTGGCATTAAATTTGATAATCTAGCATTGAAGTGTGTCTCTTATAATGGCTCTGGTAGAGCGGAAATTGACCCCAGTGTAGCATTTACTGTGAATTATGGACACCGTATAGCAATCGTTCTAGACCCAGGCGTGAGCATTAAATGGTATGTGGATGATGTATTGAAGGCTACACAAAGCGATACTGACTACATACCAAGCGGGTCGGGTAATATGGCAAAAATCAAACTAGCCATTAAAAATGGTGCTAGTGGGGGGACGGATTGTTACCTTAATATGATGAACGCTGCTATGTGGCAGGAGATATAAAATGTGAAGTGGGTAGCTTATGTTCGACAAAGCATATTTCGACCAGATATATTTTGACGGGAAACGAGGAATTCATTATGACCGCTTATACACTGCCTTACTCGGATTATTACCCACAGCTTCGAGGGCTATAGCTCTTGGCAGAACTGAGGCTGCTTTGCTTGGACTGAAAGCTACTGGCGCGATGTCCATAGTAGAGCATTACATCAGGAGCGGTATTGTCTATCTAGGGTTAAAAACTACGGCCATTAGGACACTCTCTTTAACAAGGATGCAGACAGCTTTATTA